GTCCAAGTCGTGTTGCCGTCCGCCTTCTCCTTTCGGAAGCGCAGCGCGCTGCTGGACTGCGCCTGCTTGAACATCTCTTCAGCCCTGACCTTGATCGCGGTGGTGAGTTCTACTTCGATCACGCTTGATCCTCCTTCCCAAAGACGCGGAATACTCGCGCCCCTGGCTTCTCTGAGGTGAAGCGCTTGATGGCTTCACCGTAGGTGTCTGGAGCAACCGTTCGCAGGACATCTGCGATGCTCTCCCAGTCCACCTTGGTGCTGCTCTTGTTGGTCTTCCAAGTGGCAAGCCAACCCTGACCCTTGACTCCTTCGCCGTCGGCGATGGCTTCCTTGATGGCGATTGCCATCTCCTTCAGCGCGGCATCGGCAGCCTCTGCCTCCACCTTCGCTTCGATGTAGAGCCGTGCAATGTGATCCAGCTGCGGATCAGCCACGGCGTAGGTGTTGTTGCTCTGCGGCTTGACTTCAGCGAGTGTGTCGCTGTCGTTGCCGGTCAGAGGTGGCGGAGTCTTGGACTGCACCAGCTCGCGGAACAGAACGGCCTTGTCAAACAGTTGCGTCTGGTAGACAGGGTCAGCCTCCACGCGCTCGATACGGAATACCAAGCCAGAGAGCAGCACTGCGACATCGCAGTACGACGCGCCAGTGATGAACATCTGCCACTGCACCTGGTCGACATACTCAGGCGGCACTGGGTACAACTGCCAGCGGCTGCTCGTTGAGGTCTTGATCTCTACAAGACCGTCGGTGTCGCCCACGATGGTGCGATCCAACGATGCCATTGCCCAAGGGTGTTCCTTCAGGCGCACGATGCCGTTGGACTTTCGCAGCTTCTTGCCAGTCTCGGCGGTGTAGTAGTCGGCGACTGCCTGTTCTAGCAACTGACCGCGCTGTGCGGCCGCTCCGACTTCCTGCTCACCGACCTGACCAGTCAACTCCGCCCAGAGTCGATACGCGGTCTTGTACGGCGACGAGCCGTTGATGGCGGTGATGCCGGTGGCGGTGATGCCGCCCTTCCGCATCTCGAACCACTCTGGACTCCGCTGCGGTGCGGATACAAACTCAAAGCGCTTGCTCACTTGACCTCCTGTGTCTTTTTCAACGCCTTCACTGCGGCGCGCAGCTTGACCTGTGCATCTGCCAGGCGCTTCTTGTCGCCTGACTCGTAGATCTCTACGACCTTCTGCCAATGGCTGACCTTGCAGTCAGGGCAGAGGCGCTCAATCAGTTGTGGCTTGACCTCTGTTGCCATCTGCCTCCAGCAGATCGTGCATTTCCACTTGGTCACTGCACGCGACCAAAGACTGGCTGGCTCTTAGCGATCTGGATCAACAGCGCCCAGCACACGCCGCAGATCTGGTCGCGCTTCTGCGTCGACTTGGTCTTGACTGGACCCTTGCAGTAGGCGCACCTCATCGCTGCACCAACTGAAAGACCAAAACGGCCAGTACCCAGAACGCCATCACCGCGACGGTGAAGCTGAAGCGCTCACGGTTGTGAGCCTCTCGCTCTAGGCGCTGGTAGTCGCTCACAAAGGACTTGTGCTTGACCATCTGTGGGGTGGACCTGCGATTCACTTTCATAGTGAACCGCCAACGATCAACACGAAGATGATCGATGCAACGAAGATGGCGTAGGTCGCCATCTCAGCGAAGCTCGGCATCTCGGTGTATTCACGCAGACCTGCAAAGTCCGACTTCGGTCGGTTGCGATTGTCCGGTGTGCGCGGATCGTAGTAGCGCGTCAACTTGCCGTTCTCCAGCACGCTGAATGTCTGTGGCTTCCTCTTCACCTTGACCTCCTGTACCAGCAGAGCCGAATGGCTCATTCCTCACTGGCAGGAGCAGCATACGCTCAACGGCAAGCAGCCGTCAACCCCACGCGCACAACTTGTGGGGTGAATATGTTTTATGCAGGGTGGATACTCCCCTGGGTGGAGGAGGAGCCACCCAGGGGAAGCCGCCTAGGACGGCTGAGTCAAGTCCTCTTCGGCAAACTCCACCAGCAGCTTTAGGCAGATGCGGCAGATCTTCAGGTCAGCAGACTCGATCTCCCAGACACGCGCTCGGATCTCGCAGACAGCGCAGGTGTCGAATGGCTTAGGCACTCGAACCGGCACGATTTACTTGTGAGGGCCGTTGCCGTTAGCGATCTCTGCCTTCGCCTTGCCGATACCGAACTTGGGATCGTCAGGGTTCAAGGCTCGCACGATGACCTGAAGGCAGGCTGCGATGGCACCTGCAAAGATCATATCCGCCTGGTCAGCGTCTAGGCGCGTGATCTGGGAGCCGCTCGCCAAGGCGATGGCGAGTCCAGTTCCAAGACCTGTGCGGAGCGCTTCGATCACCATCTCGTCAATGCCGGTGTTGGCAATGATCCAGCCGAACGATGCGGCTACCTTGGCGCGAAAGCCCTTCTTGCCGTTGCTTGCCTTCGCGGCTTCAACGAGCGCGCTGAAGGCTTCCTTGCCCTTGTCATCCCAGTCAACGCGCTGGAGGGCCGCCTCAGCGTCGGCGATAACGGCGGCTGTCTTAGTACCCTTTGCCATTGGAACCTCCTTAGCGTGGCTGGTTGGTGCCTGTACGACGATTGTAGGAGCAGGCGTAGGTGCGACCGCTGGCGCTACCACAGGAGCAGGCACGACCACAGGGGCTGCGACTGGCGCAGGAGCGGCGACCTTGCCTGGGTGCGTGACGATGAGCAGGCACTTGTAGTCGACTGCCACCTTCTTCGCCTTGACCTTGCTGTTGGCAATCTGGCGCAGCTGCGCCTCTGTGACCGGCACGCCGTACTTCTCAGCGGCGACCTTCTCGTCGCGTGTCGGACACGCCCACTGCCAACCGTCAACAGGGTCATAGCCTGCGCTCGTCATATGGCCGTAGCCGTCGGTAATCTTCTTAGGATCTTTCTTCGTCCAGTAGCGCTTCCAACCGTCGTGCCACTTGCTGATTGGTACGCCTGCTGGGTAGCCGATAGGCTGCTGCACCCAGACCATCAGCGCCGCGCCAGCCTTGGCAGCGGCGACTGCGTCTTCCCAACTCTTGGCGTAGCGCGCCTTGCCACCGAGTACGGCGACCGTCTGAGCGGCTTCCTTCAGTGAGCCACCGGCATCGCTGATCCCCTGCTTGTCCTTGCGCCCTGTCGCCTTCTCGAATGCGGCGACTCCCTGAGCAGCGGTGTAGTCCACGGTGTAGCCAGAAGCCCACGAGACTGCGGCGGCGCAGGATGACCAGGTGCAGTCATCTAGGATCTGCTTCGCGCCTTTGAGTTGCGCCTCAGCATCGGCGTAGAGCTGCGACTTGACCTTGTACTTCACGCTGCGTTCTCCTTCTTGATCAGCACGGCGACTGCTCGACCGGCTGCGTCAAAGTCCAGAGCGGCGCTGATAGGGAATCCTTCCGTGCAGCCCTCTGAGTAGTCGTTGCCATCTTCGCCCTGCTTCCAGAGCGTGCCGCCAAAGGCGCTGTTCTCGGTGTTCAGGACGAGTGCCACCCACTCACCTGGCGCGGTATTGATGCGCGTCCAACCCTGCTCGTGGATCTGCTCGATGTGATCTGCTGCGCTCATTATTCCTCCATCCACCGAAGTGGTCCAGTGATTAGCCAGATGATTGTCAGCCCACCGAACAGCGTCGCCATTGTGGACTGGGTGTCGCCCTCTGGCAGAACAACGACAGCAAAGAGCAAGCCTAGGATTGTCCAGGCTCCGCCTACTAGGTCAACGATAATCCGCTTGATCACTTGCTTGCCTTTCTCGCTGCGCTTGCAGCTGCTGCACTGGCGGTCGATGCTGCGGCGACGGCCGCACTGGCTACCTGACCAACGATGATGGCGATGGCGACTGGTGCAGCCTTCTCTTTCTCGACCGGAGAGAGATCCTTGCCGAGATTGGCGATGGCTTCCACAGCCTGCGTGACGGTCTCCGCTACTGCGGCTGCCGCCTCTCCGACTGCTTCGCTCACTGCGGCGATTGTCTCACCAACGACCGCTGCTGCTTCTTCCGCAATGTTATCTGGTGAAGGCTCAGGCGTTGGCGTTGGCTCCACGCTCGGCTCAGGTGTTGGAGTTTCGGTCGGCGTTGGTTCTACTGACGGTTCAGGAGTAGGTACAGGAGTGGGAGTAGGAGTAGGGGTGACTGTCGGAGTAGGAACTGGCGACGGCTCGGCCGTGGGCGACGGCTGGGGTGTGGCAGTCGGTGACGGCTCTGGGGTTGGTGTAGGTGAAGGTTCATAGGATGGCTCCTGACTTGGACTTGGAGACGGCGACGGCTCTTCGCTCGGCGACGGCTCAGGACTTGGTGACGGTTCTACGCTTGGCTCTTCACTCGGCAA